ACGACGGCTTCCGACGTGACTGACGTGTGCCGGGTGTTCGAGCCGATTCGGTGGTCGACTCAGGACACCCCAGAGACCATTCGCCAGATCAAGATCTACAACGCCAAGCTCCAAGGGTTGTGCGGGCGAGATCCTAGCGTTGACGATTGAGGGTGTAGACGCTAGAGTCACGGCCCACTCGCCCGACCAACCCGGCAGGGCCGCAGCTCCTCTCCCCAGGCTGCGGCCCTGTTTTTATGTTTTGAGAAGCCTAGAAACCGCCGTTGGGTTCCATCGCGTTTTGCCGCGCGATGTTTTGATGCCCTTAGCCTCTAGAGCCCGGGCGATCTGGCGCAGCGATGCGTCGGGCTTGGCGGCGAGGATCTTGGAGACCTCGGCGAGCAGCTCGGCCCGGATCGTGGCGGCGGTGCGGCTGCGGTTCCGAGCAGACTTCCGGCGACCGGCGGCCATCGTCTCGGCGACGGGGCGACCGTCCTTCGTGGTGCCTTCTATGCGGCCCGGCTGTGCGTAGCCTTTGCCCGGCCTTTTTGGGCACCTATAGATTAATGCTGCAAGAGTCTTTTTGTGCAGCAGCTTTTCTTGCGAGCAACTCAGCATTTCTGTCCTTTACAAGCTTGTTTAGCTTCCACCCGACGTTGCTGTAAAAATTTGTCAGGTGCCTGCTTACAGCGCAATCTGGAGTAATTAGCTCAATTACATCCTCGCTATAAACGCCCGCAGTTTCCGCATCTTCTTTTGTTATGTTTGCGTATGCGTATATCATTTCAATGGCTACGTTTTTTTCATGGCTAATTGGTCTTTGTATCCATTCAATTTGTTCCGGCCTTGTCATCGCATCCGGCTGGTGTAGGTGGCAAACAACGCAAAGCATAAAAAAGTTTTCCGGCTTTGATGATCCTCCGTTTTTATGTGCTTCAATATGAGCCCTAACTCCCATTCCTTTGGTTTTAATTAGGTCTCCACATTTCCAGCATGTGTGCTCTATCTTTCTGGTCCGACCAAATCTTTCGGCCCACTTGTTGACAACGTTTCTTTCTGAGTGCGGCGACTCATATAGCCACCACCAACCTATTTGATTTCTGGTTGGCATTTTCCTGCATTGGATCATAGTTCACCCCATTGACAGCCCTTCACGGGCTTCGTTGCGCTGCTCCAGAAGGAGCCTGACCGCAGGCGAGATGTCTGCGTAGACATCGGCTGGCACCGGGATGTCATGTGCGTCGGCAAGCACGCCATGGACGCGCACCAGGATGCCGCGCAGCTTCTTCAGGTCGCTGACGGCCAGCAGCAGAGCTTCGTGCAGGTCCTGATCCGCCACCTTCAGGTAGGTCTTGACCAAGGTCATGCATCCTCCACGCTCAGGTGAGCGATCTCGGCCTTCAGGATGCTGACCTGGAACAAAGCGGACTGCACAGCTCGCCTTGCTTCGTCGACGTAGCTCAACAGGTGTTCCCGCTTCACGCGGTTAGCCGACAGCACAGACAGCTCTGCGTGCTTAACCAAGTTGTCGGCATCGCGAAGACAGCCCATGGCTTCGGCTACAACTTTGTTTGCGCGTGGAAGCGCGTGCATGATGGTTCTGCTCATGACATGTAATACATAAGGAAGAGAAGTGCCACGAAGATGGCTATGATTAGCCTGCACATCGCAGCGAATACGCATTCCATGAATGCGATGTCTATTTTATTCGGGTCCATCTTTGTCCGTAAGGAACGCATAGATCAAGTTGCCCTGGACTTCGATCTTGTCACGCAAGCGAACATCCATGCCGATGTTGTGAACCTTGATAAGCACGCGAAGTGTCTTATCTAGGAGCTGCTCGGCTTCCTTCAGTCGCGCTTCGCATCGGTCCAGGGCATCCTCTCGGAAGTCTTCGCCCATGGTTGCGGCCACATGAGCAGGGATCTCCAGCGCCTTGATAATCGTTGTCTGGTAGCGTCCCTGCGGTGTGTAGACGCCTCTGATCCAGTTCCTGATGGTCTGGGGTGAGGCACCACACATCTCTGAGGCCTTGCGGAAGCCGTGCCGAAGCACCAGCGTCCTTGCGGCTTCAGACCAAGTGGCTGGTTTCCAATCAGGCGGATGGCTGCTCATGGCTCTTCGTCATCGCTAGCTCATAGGCTTCGATGCCAGACATGGGGTAGCGGATGATCGGCGACTTTTCGTTGGTTTCGATTTCAAAGTAAGGAGGGCCGGAGCCCTCCCGACGCATCTTCCGCAACGTCCAGCGCGTCACATTCCAACGCTTGCAGAGATCACTCTGCGTCAGCATCGGCGACTGGGGGGGTTCCTTCATCAACCTGCTCCTCTTGCTCCTGTGGGGTCACGTCTTCGTCGATCTGGATAGCTGCACGCAGCCGATCCATGGGGTCTGGTGCCTGCTTGGGGGCTGGCTCACGGCGGAGATCGTAGTTCTCGTTATCGTGAGCCATGAGCTGGTCCAAGTCGGCGCTGCTTGGCAGGCGCTTGCACAGTCGACGGATCACCGTCTTCTTAGCCATCTCGCCCCACCATGCGGTCCACGGTCCACCGTTGCCTGAGCGGCTAACAGACCGGACCTTCTCTACCTCTTCGACCGACATGACTTCGCGGTAGATCGCGCCGTCCTTGGTCTTGGCGATGGCGTAGACGGCGATGGTCTCGCCACGGTCACCGAACAGGCAGGGCTTATGCTCGATCTTCTCCTCGTCACCGAGGACGTAGTCGAACTGGTCGCGTTCGTGAACGACGTGCGCCGAGATGCTGGCAAGCTCACCGCTGTTGCGGAGCTTCTTCAGCAGGCCGCCGATCATCGGCATGTATTGGACCATCGGCCCGCCCTTGGAGCGGAAGATGACCAGCGCGGCTTCGCGGCCGTCAGGCAGCAGGCCATCCTGCGCGGACTTCATCACCGCACCGAACAGCGACCTGCGGTCAGCGTTGAGCAGCTCAGGCTGCATCTGGATCGCGGTCAGCGTCGTGCGGACGAACTTGTCCGGGCTGATCTGCGGGGGAAGTGCTGCGCTGAACTCCGGCTGCATCCGGGTCAGCGTGGAGCGCATCGTGTCAATCGGGGATACTGCGTTAGTTGTCATAGTGTAGATCCTTTGAGTTATTCAGCCTTGTCCATCGCCACGGCCGTTGCCGGAGCCGTTGCCGGAGCCGTTGCCGGAGCCGTCGCCATAGCCGTTGCCGAAGCCGTCGCCTGAGCCGTCGCCGTAGCCGTAGCCGGAGCCATAGCCGTCGCCGAAGCCGTCGCCGGAGCCGTCGCCTGAGCCGTTGCCGTAGCCGTAGCCGTCGCCGTCGCCGGAGCCGTAGCCGTCGCCTGAGCCGGAGCCGTCGCCGAAGCCGTCGCCGGAGCCATAGCCGTCGCCTGAGCCGTCGCCGGAGCCGGAGCCGTCGCCGTAGCCGTAAAAACCATCACTTGGTTCGGACATGGCTTTCGTATCCTACGATCGACTTCCTGGCCTTCTCCGTGCATTCAATGATCTCGCATGACTCCGTCAGCGTGACATTGATCGGAGCACCGATCTTGCAGTCTTCGGCCAATCCATCCAGCGCAACGCCAGACAGAAACGCTGGCGAACCCATTGGCACGCGGAAATACCAGAGGCGGCGGGCGTCAGCCAGTCTTACAGTCCGCTCCTTTGCGGACACCAGATAGCCAGCATGGACGCCAGCATCGCGGCAGCGGACGATGACGTAGGAAAGATTGATTGTGTCGTAGTTCTTCATATCAGTCCTTCCTTGCTGTGAATCGGAACACGCGGAACGGAGCCCGCGCCCCGGTGTAGGTGCCGACCATGTCGGCGGTGATGAGTTTGCCCGGGTTGGCCTTGGTTGCACCACAGGACACAACGCCATGGCCGCTCAGGATCTTGCTGGCGACGCCTGCGCGTTCGATGATCTGCGCCTTTAGCACCTTCTCCTTGGCTTCGATGTCGCGGCGCAGCGCGGCAACGTCACGGTAGTCGGCGATGAGCAGGTCAAGAGGTTCGTCTGCCTCCAGCACGTCTTCGTTGATCTGGGACAGGTTGGCCTTCACGATGCGATCGTAGTCACGGTCGTAGTCCGGCTTCGGCGGAATGCCCGCGTCGATCGACTGCCAGAACTCAGCGACCTTGGCGCAAATGGCCTTGCCAACCGCACGGTCTCGCTTGCGGTGCGACATCTTCAGTTCGTTGCCGCCAACCAAAGCCGCGATCACGGCGTAGTCCAAGTCCGCGACTTCCATCTGGTGCTGCACTTGGAGTTCGATGTGCTCCGGCGCTTCGATCGTGCCGTCGGCATACTCCACCCACTTCTTGGCGAACGCAGAGCGATCCACGTTCTTGATCTCCAAGATGCCGTCACCTTCCTGGTGGTTGATGATCCGGTAGTCGAACGAAGACCCCATGCGGGTTTCGTCGTCACGGATGTAGGTCTTGAAAGGCTCTACGCTCCAGCCTTGGTCTTCGGCCACACCCCTGGCGATGATCGGCTCCAGCCGCTTGCCCCAGGTCATGCGCTCGGTCTCAAAGAAGCTGCCGCGTTCGCCGCTGGCCTTCTGGTGCCACAGCTCGTATTCGGTCAGGTAGGGGGACAGGCCGAAGAGCGCAGAACACTCTGTGCTGGTGACATCCTGCTGACGCATCGCAAGCCATTCGGCTTCGTCAACGGGATCAAGGATAACTCTCATGCCTAACTTCTCCTCTGGGAATCAGATCACAGCGCGGTTGCGTTGTGGTGACAGTCGTAGTCAGAGGTAGAAGTCGGTGCAACCTTGATCTCCAAGATTTTTGCGTCACGATCTAACCCATGGACACCACGCTAGTTCTGCCGTGGCCGCCGTCGGTGAATTCCTACTACCGCTCGGTGAACCGAGGCCGTCTGGCTGGCCGTGTCCTGATCTCCGAGAAGGGTCGGGCCTACCGAGCTGCCGTGGAGGAGATCGTCCAGAAGCGTGACATGACCCCGATCACGGGGCGGCTCACGGTCTACATCGTGGCGAACCCACCAGACCGCAGACGCCGAGACCTAGACAACTTGCTGAAGGCGACTCTGGACAGCATCGTCCACGGTGGCGCGATCCCTGACGATTCGTTGATCGACCACTTGACAATCGTGCGTGGACCCGTCACAAACGGCGGGTCTATTTCTGTTAACATCAAAAACGACAAGGACTTATGAGCAGCGTGTCATCAACCTAATTTGGTTGATCGACATCA